GAAATCCATCCACCATAGTTATCAATACCTCTATCAAAGAAAATATCAAAATCTGCGGAACGTAGCGGCGGTCCCATTCGATTTTTAATAACCTGAGTTCTTACTTTAATTCCAACGATTCTATCTGAAACTTTCAATTGCCCCATACTTTTCAATCTCAATCGAACTGATGCATGAAATGCTAATGCTTTACCGCCGCTTGTAGTCCATTGGTCTCCAAACATAGCGTTCATCTTTTGTCTTAATTGATTTGTAAATATAAGTGCAATCGATTGTCTACCAATCATATTAGTAATCTTTCGCATTGCTTTGGAAATGATAATAGCCTTATCGGTTGCATATCCATCTTTATCGTAATCCGCTTCCATTTCCTTCTTAGAAGATGCGGCTGCTACTGAATCAACTACGATTGTAACCAATCTATCTTTATCACCGGTTCTTACTTTTTCAATAATCGTTTCACACGCTTCAAAAATAGCCTCAACGGTATCAACTGATACGTAAAGTAGTTTGGATATATCTACTCCAATTGCTTCTAAAAATTCCCTACTTACTGCGGTTTCCGTATCAATTAAAACTGCCACTCCACCCTTCTTTTGCGTTTCTGCTAATAGGTGGGCGGAGAGCAAAGATTTTCCACTTTGCTCTAACCCAGTAATTTCCGTAATACGTCCAACCGGCAAGCCTCCATAAGGTCTATTTGAAATTGCCACATCTAACATTGCGTTACCCGTAGATAACCAATCTTTAACATTGGTGGGAACATCGCTCCCATCATCATCTAAGAAATATGCAATTTTACCATCCTTATTTTGTTTATTTAGAGAATCTGCGAGAATACTCGCTAAATCTTCTTCTCTCTTTGCCATAATTCTTTTTTTATTTGTGTATAATATTCTACATTTATTGGATATTCGTTTACAATATCCCACATTATTCTATAAAAGAAAATGGCATCAAGTATTAAACAAATCATCAAATGCGGCTGCTACATCATCTTTTGGAGATTGTGCGGTTTGTGTATTTGGTGCTTCCTTTTCCCAAGGTAATGTGTCGGATTCGGTATTGCTGATGCTAGGTGCTTTAACCTTTGGCGATTGTTTAGGTGCTTCAAGTGCCTCAACTACCGCATCTTTCGTTACTTCCGATGATGGATTTAGCCAATTTTCTAATACACCCTTTAACTCATCATAAGATAATTCCGAATATATTTCAGTAATATCTTTCTGATTTTCCAAAAGCGTCTCAATCATATCAGCTGTATCTGCTAATTTTGTAATCGATGGCTTAACACGAATTGTAGTTGTTGGGTACGATGCGTTTGATTCTTCCGCAGAAACGACTTCCAATACGATATCTCTTCCACCCATAGGGTCGGTGATATCTCCGTAATCCGGGTCAGCGATGTAACCTAATATGTCTTGATAGACAGTTTTACCAAATCCCCAAAATTTAACACCTTCATTTTCCTTACCTCTCACTATAACAGGTACAAATGTTCTCAATTTTGGCTCCATCTTCTTACCCGATTTCCAATCATCGGTATCGCCTGTACGTTTGAGTTTTTCCGCAAATTCAACTATTGGGTCAGGTCTGCCAAATGAAATTGGACTTAAATAAGTTTTGTTGTTAATATTGTAATGAAAATAAAGTTCAATGAAAGGAATATCTTTGTTGAACTTGTAGGGAACTAATCTGATTTGATGTTTCCCAGGGGTTGCCTTCCAAAGTGAATCTGTTTGTTTGGAGGTGTTTTGTAACGAGTTAAATCGTTTTAATGCTAATCCGATGTCCATTTGCTTTTTTGTTTAAGTTTTATAAAATTGTTTTAAGTTTTAAGGTTTTATATTGATATATCCTTATATCTAAATATAACCTTTTTTATTTTGGTGTTACAAATATACAACTATTTTTTGAAAATTCCAAATTATTTTGCCCATTTATTTTTAAGCACTAACTGTGAGATGATTGAGTAGATTGCGAGGTCTTGATATGTATCTTCTACCGATTCACCTACCTCATCCGATTCTCCTAGTACAACTAATTGTTTTAATCGATTTATTTTATCCGATTTCCTAAACCATAATCCGGTTAATGATAGTTTGACATCTTCTTTGGTTTCAAGCGAAGTTCCTACTGAAATGTTACCCGGTCCGTAGTTTCTTTGTTTCTTACAAAACATAACATACATTTCATGTAAAATGTTTTTGAATTCTTCGCACATCTGTGGATATGCATCTTCGCAATATTCTATTGCGGTTTGGAGTTTTGGTTCTGACATAATTGTTTATTATATTGTTTCTATTTATATTAGAACAAATGTAATAAATTAATTTTGAATTTCCAAATTAAAACGTATAAATTTTTATTTTAAGATATATTTAAATTTTTATAAACTTTTGTTGGAATTTTCTTATACCCCTGATTTGATGTAGTGATTATAGAATTTCGGAATTCATCCCAATCGATAATGTATGATGTATCGAGGTGTCCACCCGTTTTGTATTTTATAACTTCGTTTAGAGCATTAATGGTATATATAGTATTAGATTGTTTTTTTCTATGAACTAAAATAGTTTTCCAAATAGAATCTATGGCAGATATACCTTTCTCTATATTGAATGTAATATAAGTCTCTTCGGGTTTTGTTTTATTTTCTAATATAAAAACATTTGGATTTGTTAGTATGTAACTTTCTAATATAAAGCTAACCGATTTTTCTAACTCTTCCTTTGTTGTAAATAGACACAATAGTTGTGTATTCATTTTAATATAGCGTATTTAATATAATCTTAAATAAGTATAAAATTTTAATTTAAAGGTGTTTTTTTGAATACTATTTTTTACACTGTGTTATCCAAGTTGCAAACATTACATTTATACTCGCGGTTCGTTTTCCTCCTGCTTTACCTCTGATTTTCATTTCTCCTGGATTTGGATTGAATTTAATACAGCACTTTTCATTTATACCATCCAATACTTCCATTGAAATTGTAGATGTTTTACCTTTACCTTTTTCTACGAATCTAAAATTACCAAAATTATTTGATTTAACATCTTCATTAAACGTCATTTCAAGTAAACGTCCAGTCTTAGCATATAATTTTATTCCTCTATCAAATTCGGCATCCATTTCCTCTTTCCCTAAACTATTTTGATATTGCTGTCTAGCCTGTTGATATGCGGATAGTCGTTTTCCATCGCCCTCAATTGTCATTTTTTCCATTTCAGAAACTATTTTTTCAGCCTCTTCGGGTGTATTACCTTTTGATATGAATAATTGTATCGCGTGTGCTCTAGCTTTCTTATACTCTTCTTCTGCCCCATCAACTGCTTCTTTTGATGGTGGGTAATCGGCATCACCATAAATAGCATTATGGGTCTTATACATCATCGAATTTAATACTTCATTTGTGTTTTCGTTATTAAATTCACTTTCATCTACTTTCGAAGGTGCAGCACTCGAGCCACCCTTTCCCACTTTAATACTTTCAGCATCACTATCAATAAATGAAATACTATTTGCAGAGTATTCATTTGCATAAAATTCCGCTAATTCTTCAGGCGTTGCATTTTCAGGTGGAGTTTTTTGTTCATTGAATGACATAATATCAACAGTTGGGAAGTTTGATGATGAAGGTAAAAGTGCCTGATTACCTTTTCCAACTTCATTCATAAATACCAAAACTTCCGCTATATCAGGCCCACCGGGAGCTATATCTTTATCTCGTCTTATATTTTGTAATACAGATAAAGTTTTATTCAAAAATTCGTTTGATGCTTCTTCCTTTTCTTCCGAACTCATAGAATCCCAATTCGGATTATTTATGGGTGCAGATTTTTCCATTTCATCTATACTCTTAAATAAGTCTGTATATTTTTTTAGAATTTGTTCTTCGGATAATCCCGAATATCTTTTTATAGATTTTAATAGCTTCTTTCTAGTTTTATCTACTGTATTTTTAAGAGTGTTTCTTCTATTCTCATCTGTATCAGTTGGTCCAAAATCTACAACTTCTATTTTTCCTTTTTTTGCCAGTTTGTCAATCATTTTGTTTCCTCTATTAATTGCGGTAATTACGTTTCTAGCCTTTTTATTTGCCTCCGCTTCGGAAGAACCTTGTTTAATAAATTTTTGTATTTGAGCCGTTTTATCAGGTACCGGTCTTTTAGTATGAGTAACCCCACCCAATGTTACACTATTTCCATCTTCGGAAGCTTCAATTTTTTCAATTTTGGTCTTTGTCATTATTTTAGACGCGGTTAAATCTTTTTTATTCACATACGCACCCGTTTGAGTTACAATGGATAATCCGTATTTGCCCATCACACTATCTTCCCATTCTTCCGATTTATCATCAATATTTTGAACCTTTTTAGGGTCTATCTTCATTGTTATGCTTTCCCTAGATTTAGATTTAAAATCTCCTTTTGTTTTGGCTATATAAAAACCTACATCATTACCTCCACCAGCTCTAACTGATATCCAATTTTTTGCAATCTTTAAATTAGCAGGGTCTGCATCTTCTCCTTTAAGAATTTTAGAAACGATATCTTTTAGTATTTGCTTAGTTGGTTTATCCGCTTCCGAACTATCAATGTATTCACTTGCTTTTGTTATACGTGCGGATATCACCCCATCACTTATATTTAAATTATTTTTTGCGGTTATGACATCTATATTACCACTTTGAACTCTACTATCATCTGTATCTTTTTTTGTAGGAGTATTGAATATATTTGGTTCGGGTTTTATTTCCCCATTACCCTTTGCCTTCTCTATTTCGGCCGGTGTTGGTTTTACGTGAGTATCCGGGTTAAAAGTTTGAACCGTATATACATTTCCTGTGTTTCTGTTTTTTACGATATAATCTTCTTTTAATAGAGTGTACCATTGGCTTGCTTTTTGAGCAAGTGCAGTTGGTGATGATATATTGTACTCTTTCAATATTTCAATCAGCTCTGCTATATGATGTGGTTTACTTAAATCAATTATACCCTCAGGTATTCTGTAACTTAGTTCCAATAATATTTCTTCGAAATTTGGAGTCATTATTATTTGATATGTTTGGGTACGATTGTTGTTAGTTATACTGATTAATTTTCATCATCCATTTCCAATTCTTTCTTATACTTTTTAGCAACGGCTATCATATACTTCTTAGCATCCTTGCCTGATTTGAAACTTTTATCAACTGCATCTCCTATATCCGATGGGTCATTATCATATGTAGGTAATAAAGATACTCTAAATTCATCAGGTTTACCATAATCAGAATTATCTCCAAAATACAATGTATATGTTGGAGTATCACCCGTACTAGCATTATACATAATAGCACCAGTATTGTAGTCGGTATTAGTGTATCCGCTCAATCCTACTTCCGAGTTCACTGCGCTTTCCAATTCTGTGGCATGCGTGTCATCTAATTCAGATGCTTTTTTTGGAAGGTTAGTTGTTGAGGATACTTTCTTATTTAAACCATCATCGGATGTATTACCAAAAACGGAACTTCCCTTTATATTTGCAGAGCTTTGGGTAGCCTGCCCAGCGGTTGT